TGTCCATTTTTTTGTGCGTTAAATTTTTTTGCATATCTTTGTTGTATGAAAAATGATAACAAAATAGGTAAAGCGATTACAGACAAACATATTAAGATCGTTAAAAAAATCACTAAAGATATGGTAATTAGTACACATGAAAATTACAACTATTATGTGGATAGTGACCTATTAGATTCAGCCATTAAAATCTCATCAATTAGAAAATATAAACACGAAAATTCTGTGTGGTTGGATAATAAAGAACTATATACCTATGAGATAGATGTTATTGTTGATATGCGTTCTGGACGGAGTTGGAAAAATAACAATTATTGCCAACGAAATGCAACAAGATATAATAGATATTATAGGAATAGTATTTATAATTCAGTTTTAGAATATTTAAAATATTTTGGAATTGATAGAGCAGATAACCCCACTATTTCAAAAATACAATACAAAGAAATTGTTTAATTAAAAAAAAAGTATTACATTTGTATAAATAAAAGATATGGCAACACATAAACATGTAATTATAGTCCACCCTAAGTTCGGAGAAGTTTTAAATGAAACTTTTATGGATGATGTACAGTTTAAAATATTTTTGAATATGGTTCACTCATCTATTGAGATGAATCAAAACCTATCAACGTTTAATGGTAAAGACTTTCTAGTTCACGTACCAAGTTCAATATTAAAAGAATGTTTGGTAATCGGCAACACTAAAGAGATGTCGATGGCTGAGGTTGTTATGGCAAAATCTAAGTTGGAGGGATAGTTTCTTTGTTTCTCTTTAAAACAAAGTGGTGGCAGTTTGTATCACAATCCGTGATCGACCCAAATTAGGTGAGGTTTTCCTCACCTTTTTTTATTTAGCGTATATTTATTAGTATGAAGATACAATTAACTGAATCTGAATTAATATCGTTGATAGAATCCATAATTGGTAAGTCGAGCGATTTTTTATATGAAGATATTTATGGATCAGTAGAAAGTGTTGATGAATTTTTAAATGAGGCTGAATACCAAGGAAGAAAAGCTCAACTTGGAAAAATTATGCAAGGAGACATTAAAAAGTCCAAAGTTTATGTTAAAAACGATAAAGGAAAGGTTGTTAAGGTAAATTTTGGTTTTGGTGGTAAATCAGCAAAAGGAAAAAGAATGGTTATAAAGAAAAATAATCCAGCAAGAAGAAGATCATTCAGGGCAAGACATAATTGTGATAATCCAGGACCAAGATGGAAACCAAGATATTGGGCATGTAAAACGTGGTAAATAAAATAAAATAAAAAATAAAAAAAAATGAACAAAAGTTACAGTAAAATCAGACACATTCAAGAATCTAACAGAAGACTTGAAGAAACGTTATTAAATGAACAAAACGCAAATCTTGCAGGGTTAAAGGCTAGAGTTGGTACGGGGATTAAAAACATTTTCACTAAATCTGAAAATGATATGTCACCAAGAATTGAGGCGGCATTTGCAAGAGTTAATGCAAAAGGAAATCAATTGAGAAAAGAATTGGCAGAATTTAAAAGTGAATATCAAAAACTTTATTCAGATAGAAAAGTTTATTTGGATAATGCGGTAGCAAAGTTAAAGGCTAAAGGAAAGGCCAACGCAGGAAAAGTCGAACAAAGATTAACATTATTAGATCAAAATTATACTAACATCCAAACAAAGATTGCAGAATTAGATAAGGTTATTTATGATGCGTTTTACACGTCAAAGGTTTTATTATTACCTAATCCTGATGAATCTACTGAAGGTGGAGAAACTGAAGGTGGAGAAACTGAAGATTTACAATAATAAAAATCATGAGCAAAATTATAGTAACAGAAAAACAGTTAGAGGATATCGTTAAAATGGTAAAAGAAAATAACGAGGAAGGTTCTTATATGGCAAAACAACAGTTGTTTACCATCGCAACGCTAGCATATAAAATGTGGGAAATGATGGAAGACGGAGAACAATTGGAGGATTGGATGGAAACAAAGATCGCACAATCAGAGCAATCTGTAACTGCGGTTGTTAAGTCTTTTATGTATGATGATGTTGAGGATAGAATGAAAGGTAATGGTGGTGTTGACTTAGATAGTTTAATTATTGGGATGTAACCAAACGAAATTTACATTAAACCCCCTTTCTTAGTTGACTGGGGGATTTTTATTTTATATCATTATTAAAAAAGGTCATGTACGTAATAGTTAAACAAATCAAAACGGAATCCAAAAAAAGATTACCAGTTATATTATTAAACTCTGAAAGTGAAATTTGGGAATTTAATAGTATTGAAGACGCTGAAGAAATGAAAGAAATATTTCAAACAAACTCAGACTCAGGACACATTTACGAGGTTAAGAAGATATAATAATATGGTTCCGTAGCTCAATCGGATTAGAGCATCGCCCTTCTAAGGCGAGGGTTGAAAGTTCGAATCTTTCCGGGATCACCAAACAAAAACAATGGAAAACACCTTAGAACAACTACACCAAGAATTTATTAATTCAGAAGAGTATATAAAATATTTAAAAGAACTTGATGAATATTCGGAAAAATATGTATCTTTGTAAAAACAATACATATGAACAAAGAAATGATCTCCCTATTTTTCTCTATGACTCACGAAGCCGAAGAACTACTTGAAGTATTCAATAAGAAACAACTATTAGATTTTTACATCAATGGATGTGAGTTAAGACTTCGTATGGAAGGTCGTTTGGAGAATTTTGAAAAGTTCAATAAAGAAACGGGTGTTGAGTTTAGTGTTTTGATCTCAAACAAATATCACTTGGCAAAACAACTTAACGTTTTAAAAAACGCATTAGAAAAACTTGGAGTAAAAGGAATCGAAGAAACCCAATACATAATATTAAATAATTAATTAATGAAAACATTCAAAGACATAGAATTTAAACCACACTCTTTTGGTGAAGGGTTACACGGACTATTATTTTTTCCTAATGGATACGGTGTATCTGTTGTTAGGTATAAAAATCCAATAAGCGAAACGTATAGTTCATACACATCCAACGAGGATGAATGGGAAGTTGCCGTATTATACGGAGACGAAAACGAATGGAATATCACTTACAATACACATATAACAGATGATGTTATAGGTCACTTATCGGAAGGTGGGGTTGAACAGATAATTACGTTAGTTCAGAATTTATAAATTAAGATATTTATAAATAACCTCTCAGGGATTTTGATATTTTTACCCTTTTGTCTAATACTCGGCCGTAAAAGCAATAAAGAAAAAATAGATCGGTAGTTGAGAACGACAAAGGAGTCCGTGTGGTGTAATTGGTTAGCACAAAATTTGGTGTGGGTTTGATTCCCGCCACGGTTTCTTTTTTTAGTCTTTGATGTATTTATTATGTATGGGATTAGAGTTTAAACAAATATGGAAGACCTCAAGGACATTAGCGGAGATAGTTAAAGAAGAATCTAACGATAAAGTCATTACAAAAGGTAAAATTAAATCAATTGCAACCTCTGACCATTTCGGTCAAGCCTTATTATCAACAGCCAAAACTTTATCTGATAAAATAAAAATACTACAAACGACTTGGTTTATAATCAATAAACCGAATTACACACCAGAAAAAATATATAAAATCATAAACGACTTCTATGTTTTAGAGGTTGATTTCTATGTTGAAGAAACAACAAAAACTGAAACGTGTGGTGAATGTGATGAGGGGTATGTTGAATGTAATAATTGTGATGGGTCTGGTAATCGAGATTGTAGGTATTGTGATGGTGAAGGAACTCTAGAGTGCGATACTTGCTATGGTGAAGAAACCCAAGACTGTAGATATTGTGATGGTAAAGGAACTGAAACTGAAACAGAAGAAGATGATGAAGGTGAAGAAGTTGAGGTTGAAGTAGAGTGCGTTCATTGTGATGGTGGAGGTAAGGAATCCTGTCGTGATTGTGGTGGAAAAGGAAATTTTGAATGTGATACTTGTGACGGTGAAGGAACCGAAGGATGCGATGAATGTGGTAGTACAGGATACGAAGGATGTGGTGAATGTGGTGGAAGTGGAGACGTTGAAAGTTATGAATCATATTATAGTATTGAAAGAACCTTTATGGTTGTGAATGGAGATTCTATGCAGAAATACATAGACAAACCGTTAACAAAAGATGCGTTTGATGAAATTGAAGGCGAAGATCCTGCCTTTGATTTTTATATGATATTAAAAAGACAAGATTATATGAGTGACAATACGGCAGAAGATGAAAGGGAGAACAACGAAATGGAAGATGATTTTGTAATAGTACAAGATTTGATAAAACTTGAAGATTCAAATTTAAGAGTACCCGGACTTTCCTAACCATTAACATATTTATTAATAAAAACAATAATGAAAAGAATAATTAGACTTACAGAATCGGATCTAGCAAGAATTGTTAGACGGGTTATTAGAGAAGAAGAAAATATACTACCTTGTGATACTTGGGAAGGTGCGATAAAATTCATTAAAGGTAATCCATTAGGTGTACAGGGGTTTAAATTTAAAAGATTTGTTGAGGGTATTAAAACCAACCCAATGGTTTTAAAACACCAAACAATAAAAGGTGAGTTACAAATCGAAAAAGATAATACATGGAACTTATTCGATATCAAAGGAAAAAGTACCAACTCAGGTAAATGGTCATGCAAATCAATGCCAGGTGGAGGAACTCGAATTAGTCTTGGTGTTGATTTAAAATAAAAACACTTTATAAATAAAAACAATAATGAAAAGAATTATAAGACTTACAGAATCGGATCTAGCAAGAATTGTTAGACGAACCATTAATGAAAACATGGATAACGACACCGCATTAAATGTTTATAGAAAATTAAAACATAACGGTGAAATTATGGACGAAACGTATAAAAAAATTAAAAATATTAGAGAAGATCTTGATATGTTGGTAACGAGACATGTTAGAGGTGGAACTGCTGATACTATATTTGATAATAACAAAAGAACGCCTAGAGAAGTTTCTGATAATGTCCAACAACTATCTAGAAAAATAAATGAACTTGAAGGACTTTTAGATCAATACAAAAGATTTGTTAAAGGATCGATATCTAATTAAAATATTAAATGAAAAAATAATGAAAAGAATAATAAGACTAACAGAATCAGATTTGGCAAGAATTGTTAGAAAAACATTAAAAGAAGACAAGGATAAAAATCCACTTTATAACGATATAAAAGATCTTTTACGGGATTCATACGAATCAAAAGAATCTAAAGTTTATATGTTAAGACAAATTGTTGACGAAATAGAAAGTGATATGAAATTAAGAAACGATGTTTCAAAAAGATGGTCAAAAGAAAAAGAGGGCCGATAAATAGATTTTAATAGATAATAATGAAAAGAATAATTAGACTTACAGAATCAGATTTAGCAAGAATTGTTAGACGTGTGATTAAAGAAAACGAAGAAGAATGGATTTCACAATCTGAAGATATGGAATCAGACGCTGACTTTTCAAAAATGGAATTGGAACAAAGTAGTAAAGAAGCAACAGAACAATTGAGTCCTGAAGAGCAAGATATGTTACGTGATTTTATAGAAAGTAACGGTATTGAATCTTTACAATCAATAGTTAAAGATTCTTTGGAGTCTGTATTGACGGAAGAGGATGAAAATGAAATGAGTGATAATGAATACGAAATAAGAAGTATCATTGATAAAATTATTGGTTATAGTTCAGTTGGTGCAGCATTAGCGATTGTTCCGGCAGCAATGTTTATAAGTGGTGGAATTGCTGCGGCTTTAGGTGTTTATGCTTTAGCAAGTAATACTCTTAGAGACGCGGCTTGGTTTAAAAGAAAAGGTTATGATAAATACCAATCAGGACACCATTACGGAAAGTCCGATAAAAGTAGAAACAACAGATAATAATGAAAAGAATAATTAGACTTACAGAATCGGATTTAACAAGAATTGTTAGACGTGTAATTAAAGAAAATGAATATGACCAGGATATGGGCAATTATAGCAAATTAGCACCGTCTTATGATTCTGATCGTGAATTTATGGGTATGGTCAAACCATATGGTGATATGGAAATGTATGAAGATGAAGACGACGAAGATTATGATGAAGAAGATGAATCGTGGGGAGAAACAGATAAAGGAATGGAGAAACTTCAAGATTTAATTGAACAGGCGAGAGACATCTTAGAAAATGAGTGTGGATATGATATTGAAGAAATTAATTCAATGGATGAATTTGATATTGTTGATGCTTTACGTGATGAAGGTTATGGTGATTTGCCTAACGATATTGAAAGTTTAATGGACCAAGAAGGTTTTTATAATGCCGATGAGGACGAACCATACGATTCAATTGGTGGACATTCTGTAAATGATTTGAAAAAGGCATTTGCAAAAACAAAAGGAAGAGATGAAGAATTAGGTGAAGGTTTTGATGATGATCTTACCAAACGTAGATTTAAAGATTATCATCCAGCTAATTTTAGAAGAATACCAAAAGACGCATTAAGAACAGGAATGAGAGATTTTGAAGGAACGGAGTTAATGGGAAGAGAAGAAGAACCATTTGATGATTTTGAAGAGGAAGACTTTGACGACGAAGAATTTGTATAATTAAAAATAATAAAAACACTTGTCAATTTAAAAAAAATACCTATATTTGTAGGGTAATTAAAACTTTTAGAAAAAACTATATATTTATAACAAGATGAAAACAACTAATAAACATATGAACATTTGTAACCCGAGCATTCAGTGGTCGTTTAACGTGTATTGTACGCTTAAGTCGCATATTAGGGCATTTTCATTTATGAGTTGATAAAGATTAACTAAAAATATAAAAGAAATATAAGACCCGAACTAAACAGTTCGGGTTTTTTTATACCCAAAAATTTGGTTCCTTAGTATAGTTTGGTAATACCCCGGCTTTGTAACCCGGAGTCGTCAGTTCGAACCTGACAGGAACCTCAAAAAAAGAAAAAGTTCTTTGACATATTGGTTTCATAAAAGGAGAGATAATCACAACGGCTTGTGGGTCGGCACCTCATCTCTCCTCTGTAAATTGCGGGGTAGACGAATTAGGCAAAGTCACCAGGTTTTGACCTTGGAGGTAAATTACCATTGGAGGTTCGATCCCTCCCCCCGTAGCAAAATATATTGCGAGTGTGGTGTAAACAGGTGAGCACGGGATGTTTGGGACATTCAAGAACGGTTCGAATCCGGCACTTGCAACGATAAATAATTTATAGGTTCGAATAAACTTTTTTGACTTTTAATATATTTATATAGAAAGAAAACTATGAAAGAATTATATGTTGGACACTATGAAAATGCTTTAAAAGCACAAAAATTAGCGGTAGAAGCGTTAAAGGAAAGTAAGGAATTAATAAGAAATGAATATTATACATCACCTAATAAATGTATACAATGTAATAGTGATTTAGATTTTTATAAAAGAAAAAATAAATTCTGTGGAAGTTCTTGTTCGGCAATATATAATAACACTAAAAGAGAGGGACATAAACAAGAAACTAAAGATAAAATAGCAAAGTCATTACTCGGTAGAGTATTATCACAAGAAACAAGAGATAAAATTTTATCTTCATTATCCAAAACTATAAAATTTGGATCTTGTAAAATAAAATATACTAATTGTAAAATATGTGATAAATTATTTACTCAAAGAAACTATAATAAGAAAGTTACCTGTTCAAACCATTGTAGAATAGAAGCTTCAACTAATAGAAAATATAGAAATGGTAGTAGGAAAACTATAAAATATAAAAACCTTATTTTAGAGTCCTCTTGGGAATTAAAAGTAGCCATATATCTTGATGAAAATAACGTAGAATGGGTTAGACCTAAACCGTTTAAGTGGAAAAATAGTAACGGAAAGGATAAATTATATTATCCAGATTTTTATCTCCCTAATTATAATTTATTTTTAGACCCTAAAAATCCACATTGTATGGAAATAGATAAAGAAAAAATGGAATGGTTTTCAAAAGAACACCAAATAGTTTTTGGTGATATAAATTACTTGATTGGTGAATTAAATAAACTAATTAATAAACAAATAAAAACAAGTGTTATGGAAAGTGACAAGAGCGACAAGGTTCGCAAACACAATCCCTCGTAGCTTAAACGGTAAAGATTCCGACTTTTAATGGAGGGGTCACAGGTTCGAACCCTGTCGGGGACACAAAAAAAATTTAGTAAAAAAGAACGATAGTTACCAAAAAATGGTTATCTTCGTTCCAAGAAACTAAAACAAGCACTCTTAGCTCAGATGGTAGTAGCGGTTGTTTTACATACAACAGGTCACAGGTTCGATCCCTGTAGAGTGTACAAAGGGTACCAAAAGTCGTTCGGATACGGCAGCGAAACTGTAAATTTCGTCCTCACGGGAGTGGTTCGAGTCCACTGGGACCCACAAAACAAATAGAAATAATGAACAGAGTATTTAGAACGGTTAACGGTGAAACAATTCCTGATGTGGTAAAACATACCTTAGATGTTCTAAAAGAATGTCCATGGGTGGAAGTACACATCGGTACAGACTCACAAAACCACAGAAGAAGTACCGTGTATGTTACGGTAATAGCTTATAGGTATGGGAATAGGGGTGTCCATTATATTCTTCACAAACAAAAAGTGAAAAAAATAAGAGATAAATGGACACGTCTTTGGAATGAGGCCGATTATTCAATTGAGGTTGCCGAATGGTTAACCAAAAAAGTAAAGGTGCAAGTTGAGATTGACTTAGACTATAATAGTCAAGAAAAACATTTCAGTTCAAAACTTGTTCCTCCTGTTGTGGGGTGGGCAACATCGTTGGGTTATAAAACAAATATTAAACCCGACAACCAAATTGCAACAAAGGCGGCAGATCACCACTGCCGTTAATATAAGGACCTATGGCCGAGAGATTTAGGTGCCGGTCTGCAAAACCGGTTAGATTGGTTTGATTCCAATTAGGTCCTCAGATAAATGCCCCTGTGATGGAATGCAGACATGCTGGTTTTAGACACCAGTGCCGAAGGGTGTGAGAGTTCAAGTCTCTCCGGAGGTACAAAAAAAATTGATCCGTTATATGTTGTGAAACATTTGACGGATTTTTTCATATATTGATATATTTATATATAAAATAAAAAATTATGAGAAAAATTATAAAATTAACAGAATCAGATTTAACAAGGATTGTTAAACGTATAATGAATGAAGGTGGGTACGCATCTATTGAAAAAGAAATGAAAACACGCAGAATGGCATCTAAAGGGGTTACAGGTCTTTTTGGAATGATTGGTAAACTAATGATTGGGTTTGGTAAATTGAAAACAATGTTAAAAGGAGATTCATTTGAACATGCACAATATGAAGTTGCTAGTGAATTAATGGATGATTTTTTAGATCTTAGAGAAACTTTGAGTATTTTAAAACAATTGGTTTCTTCATTTGAAAAAAGAGATATGAAATTACACAAAAGTGATTTTGAAGATTATGATATTGATCTTGAATTTTTGTTAAATAGTTTAGAAAAAATCTACGATAAAGTTAGAGAGTTAGAAGAAATGGCTGAAGACGACGCAACAATAAAAAATCTTGGAGTGTTAGAAAAATCGTTGGATAAAATAGTAGATTTACTTGATAAAATTGAAGACTAAAATAAAATATTATGAATAGATTAACAGAAAGAGACTTGTCAAGAATTGTTAGACAAGTTATTAAAGAAGACAAAGATAAAAAAACTATGGATGATATATCTGATAGTTTCTTTAAAAGTTTTTTATCAAAAACTAGTAGCGTAATGACAAGCGATGAGTTTTCTGATATTGAATCAATTTTAGGAAAAAGAGTTGGATCAAATGGTGAAGGTATGGGTGATGTTTTTGAAAAAATATTTATGGAAGCAAGAACAAGAAGAAGAAGAGATTAAAAAAAACTTGACACTTTTGAAAAGTATTATATATTTATAACAAAACAAATAAAAACGCAAATGAAAAATTTACATATCATATTATTAGGCGGATTGGCGATAGCTGAGGATTGTTCCTATAAGGAGATGGTATGATAATTTAATACATAATAAATTTTGAAACCCATCTCAATTACGAGGTGGGTTTTTTTGTTCTTTGACATAATGGTAAAAAAAAGTTTAAAAAAGATTTGGCAGATCAAAATAGATTACATATCTTTGTAGAAATAAAAAACATATGGGGATTTATATCTATACTTACAAGAAAAAATTTGATAAAAACGCAACACTCAATGGTGAGAAGGTTGTTGTTGGAGTGGCGACATTTCTTTGCAAATCAACTATGGGTGGTAACTACACACCGGCTGAGAATCGTGAGATGAATAGAGCATGGAATCTTACAAAGGATTTCCAACCTGAGTATATCACGTTTGATGGTGAGAACGTATACAAAAACAACAAGTTCGGTATGTGGAATGATGGTTCAGGTTTTTATGGTGGTATTAATCACGAAAATGATTTTGTTGGGGTATTAAAAAAAATAGGTAGAAAATATGTTGTAAAAAATCTTACAAAAGTTTTGGCAAATTAAAAGAGATTACATATCTTTGTAAGACAGAGAACGGGGGTAGGAAGTTAGAGATTGGTGTCCTACTCCCGTGAATAAAGAAGAAGTTCATTGAAATAAAAATATTGTGGTTGTAAGAAACGGGAAACTCGTAAAGTGCATTAACCTGTTGACTCAAGATGGTGAAACGAGAGTGTGAGTCGACTACTAAACTACAAATGGTATATCGCAGGATAGAGCAGTGGTAGCTCGCAAGGCTCATAACCTTGAGGTCGGAGGTTCGAACCCTTCTCCTGCAACAACTAATAGCCAACCAAGCTTTACTACGATACGGGTAATACCTGTGGGTTAGGGGTGACGGTCAGGAGAGACTGACGATTACGCTGACGTACCGGTGGATGCTTATATCATCTATGCCCGTAGAGGAAGTTTTAAACGTTGGTTCGATCCCAACCGTCAGTACAAAAAGATCAACTAGTCACTGTATCCAACCAGTGGGCGTCAGTAAGTATTCTGAGCGACGTTTAAATCCTGATAGCAATGTTGATTTTTATTTTGCGGGTGTAGCTCAATTGATTAGAGCACTAGCCTTCCAAGCTGGGGGTTGTGGGTTTGAGTCCCACCACCCGCTCCAAGAGACGAACAGTCCGACGGTTGGAGTGGATGAGTAATTCCACACGTCTCTACTTGGGCCTGATGCCGACGGCAGGTCAACTGATTTGCAATCAGATTGTTTGGGTTCGATTCCCACAGTGTCCACAAAAAAAGTTTAAAAAAGATTTGGCAGATCAAAATAGATTACATATCTTTGTAGAACAAAAATAAAGAACTATGACAAACACAGAGACAATTAAAACCGTAGGTTTAAAAATTACAAAAATTGAAGGATCCGATTATTGTTTGACAGGATTCCCAAACAAAAACACAATCCGTAATTGGGAAGATGCGTATGAGTTTGAAAGTTTTGTACAAGATGTATTAAAGATTGAAGGTGAGTTTGATTCTGAAAGTGGTCAGTTCTACGTGTACTTCAAAACAAAACAAAAGGCAACTGCGGCTTTGAATAAGATTGAAAAACATTTCAAAAAAGTTGGTGAAATGTTAGGTTTGTAAGAGTTAATCGCCCGTTGGACAAGTGATTGAAGTCGCTTCCCTTTCACGGAAGAGATCATGGGTTTGAATCCCATACGGGTGACGATGAAATGAACAACATAGCACACAAGTTGTACCTCTACGGTTTTAAAGTGTGTATATGGTCTCGGCGCATAACGGTTGGTGCACTACCCTGTCACGGTAGCAAGTAGATAAACGAAAAAGAGGGTTCGACTCCCTTCGGGACCGCCAAAAAATAATAAAACGATGTGGGTTCAAAAAACATATTAGTCGTATATTTATATATAAAGACAATATGGAAAATAAGTGTTTACATTGTGGTGAAAAGGTTAAGAACAAGTATTGTAACGTGTCTTGCCAAAATAAACACCAAAAAAAAGGTGTTAAATTAAAAAAAGAATCTATTGAAAAAAGGACTCAAACTAAATTAAAAAAATGGAATGAGTTTGAAGTTTCTTGTCATACTTGCAACACACCATTTATTGTTAAAGAATATAATGTAGAAAAACCAAAAAAAGAAAAATACTTTTGTTGTAGGTCTTGTAGTAATGTTAGGGTTTGGACTGAAGAACAAAGAAAAAAAGTAAGTGAAACTGCTAAAAATTCTGAAAAGGTAAAAAGGGCAAATAAAATAATTGCAGAAAATAATAGAGGCGTTAGAAAGGTAAATGGTGTTAAAATACCAGTAATAACTATGATTGAAACACCTTGTTTACATTGTAATTTACCAATTTTACATAAAAAAAGTAAAAAAAGAAAATACCATCACGAATGTTGGTTAAAAATTTCTGGTGGTATTAGAGAAGGATCAAGTAGGGGTAAATATGGTGTGTATAAAGGATATAAATGTGATAGTAGTTATGAAATGGCTTGGGTCATATATCAGTTAGAACACAATTTACCATTCCAAAGAAACTACGAGGGGTTTAACTACATCTATTCTGGAAATAATCATACATATTATCCTGACTTTATATTACCGGATAATAGTTACGTTGAAATTAAAAATTTTAAATCGGAAATAACTGAAGCTAAAATAAAACATTTTCCACATAAAATAGTTGTTTTATATAAAGAAGAAATTAAAGAGAAAATACTACCATACGTGATTTCAAAATACGGTAAAAATTTTATTGATTTATACGAAAAACATTTGGTAGATTGAAATAGATTACATATCTTTGTAAAACAAATAAGATAGTCAGGTGGCGGAAAGGTAGACGCAACGACAAGTGTCAAAATGGGGCGACGTATGGGAGTCCATGTATATGACATACAGGTTCAAGTCTTGTCCTGACTACGTGGGAAAGATCTATCCCGAAATTAGAACATGGATCACAAACACGTAAACCTAAGTACCTGTACAGCGGTGAGTAACGGGATAAGTTAGATACAATTCCTCGGAGCTGGGAGTAGAATGCTTAGGAGCGTGTTTTTAAATTATAAAAAATTATGACACCATTATTGTTGATATTATTTATTATGTTTATCTTTGTAGTAAGAAAAAGAAGATAAAATTATTGGTTTGTCAGGAGTGTAATGAGGCACGGTGCCGAGTCCCCAAGACCAATAGTCCCAGACACTTGTGGGTACTATGGAGTCGTAAGGTTGCTCATTGTGGGTTCGAATCCCACCCTGACAACACTTGACATTATTAAATTAATGTCTTATTATTATACAAAACCGGGTAGCTCAGCTGGTAGAGCAATCCTATTTAAACAGGACGTGTCATTGGTTCAAACCCTTTCCCGGTTTTTTTATTTATAAAAATAAAATATTATGAAAAACTTTCTTTTATTCTTATTATCTTGGACCCTTTCATTTTTAATTGTTTGGATTGGTTTGGGGTTGTTCAAATACTATTTGGAATCAGAATCATCAATTGGTAATTTTATTGTTGGTGCTATTGGTTTTTTCGTTGCCATTAATCCGGCAATGGATGTTTGGGAAAAATTATTCAAACGTTGGTTTAAAATCAAAGAATAATAATTAATCAATATGATCCACTCAAAGTGGGTGTTGGAACGGAGTTTGTATGTCTATTTATTAAAAAAAACACAATGGAAATTATTATTGCATGTTTAGTACCGATCGCGTTGATAGGTATTATCGTAGTGTCTTATTCGACCTACAAGGAGAGATAAAAAAAGGGACCGAAGTCCCTTTATGTTATTTGATGTCTGTTGACTCTATTAAAGTATAAGAAAACTTGTTTCCGTGAATTTTAGCCGCTTTCTTACATATTGACATAAACACATCAAAATCTTTTACACGTTTGAAGACACTACATCCTTCCGACCAATTTTCAACCCAAGTCGAATCTTGTCCTGCTTTGTGGATGTTAATACCAAACATACCAGTATCGGTTACCTTCTCATCAAAAGTAAGATCTTTATTACCATCTCTCCATACTGTTACATTACCAAGTCTCTGACAAAGTGCGTCATACTTACCTTGATGTTTATCAACCGTATATATTGTTCGGTATTGACCCGGTACTAATCTTGCAACACCTTTATTGTTATGAAACTGTTGAACACCTTTTTTACCAGGATCGGTGGTTGCCATCCAACAATAGAATTGTAAAACACCTTTCTCATCTTTAAATGTTAACGTGATGTGATCATCAAACACATTCGTTACTTTTCTATATGTTGATGGTGAGTTGTTTCTAATACTAACGATATTTACATCGTAACCTTTATTTGCGGAGTCCTCAAACCATTTATAACCTTTGGTTTTTACGGCAGATTCAACCTGTTCTCTTGTATACATAATATATTGTTTTTATATAAATATTAATATTATTAAAAAGTTAAACATATTTATTAAGTAAAGATTATATATGTCTAGTTGGGTTGAGTTAGGTGTTGCATTTACTACAGGGATTATAGGTCCATTATCTTTAGTATACTTTAAAAGTGTTTTAAATAAAAATAAAAATAAACCCGATGTAGTTATTAACGCTTTAAGGGTTAGTGAAGTGGTGGAACACAAAATAGATATTATTAAAGAAGGATTAAATGCCGATAGAGTTTGGATTACTCAGTTTCATAACGGAAGTAATTTTTACCCAACAGGAAAATCGATAACAAAATTTTCAATAGTGTATGAATCCCTTAATGTCGGTGTTATATCAATACAAAATAACTTTAAAAATATACCAGTTTATTTATTTTCAAAATCTATGAACCAATTAGCTGATTCAGATACTATCGAAATAATGGATTATGATGATAATAATATTCCAACCTATGGGTTAAATAGTTTTTCCGAAGAATATGGATGTAAATCTAGTTACTTATTCTCAATAAAATCAATCGATGGTAAATTTATTGGTGTTTTAGGTGTTG